AGTACGTCGTTCTCGATCGGATCAAATGTGACCGATGCTTCCATCGGCTTCGGGCCTGCTTCGATAGTGCCATCACCATTGATGCGCAGTCTCCAGTCTATCGCCTCAAGTACCCTGTCCACCATGGTCAGCCTTGTCTCTCCATCCTCAGCGATAATACTCTCGGTAAGCCTTGGAGAGTCCTCTGCGATGGATACAGGTGCCGGTGTAGCAGAGAGCAGTTCCTTCAGTACGTCACCGCCCGTTCTGCCTGCTGATGCGTACCATCCTCTTGGGAGCAGGACGTCATCTACGGGCTTGAGGACAGAATAACAAGCCAGATTAGTCTCTGGCCTGCTCATCTGTCTGTCGAGATCCGGAGTCGATGCAATGCCGGTGAAGAGAGCGACGTGTGATGCGTCGCCACTCTGTCTGGCATCCAGATACACTCTGATCCACTGCTCAACCTCTATCTGATGCCCGATGCACTTGATATCAGCAGACTCTCGCAGGGCATCACTGTCACGCTTGACAGTTCCGCCCACTATTTCGAAGCGCTCTACGTCTCGCCATGTTACTGGGTCGACGCGTGCAGCGTAATATGTCGCACTATATCCTTTAGACCATTCCATATCAAGCCTCCTGGTGCAGTGCGTTCCATTCTGCCAAGGTCATACCGTCATATCCTTCCGGATCAACGCGAGTGATGGAGAGGGTAAAGCTTGCAAGCTTGTTGCCGTTGCTGACCGCATAGGACTCACTGACCTGCACGTCCGCAGCATAAGAGGACCCGTCTCTGGTTCTGACATGGCAGATGCCGGCATGAGTCGCCAGTCTCCGCATGGCTTCGATGGTCTCAGCGTCATCCGCAACAATGGCCACGGAATTGACCGTGGACGTTCTGGAGACAGCAGGATTCCAATCACCCTGCACCGAACCGCCAAGATACTTGGTCTCCTTGAAGTCCTTTTTCCAACTGTTCGAAACATCTGGATTGTAAGAGAGCAGGACACGACCGCCGTCAAAATCAATGATGTTGTCGTTGCTGTCGACCTCTGCTTCCACATCTACCCATGCAAGCTCGTTGTCCGCTGTGATATAGTCACCGTCAATAGTGTTCATCACAAATCGATATCCGCCGAATTCACCCAGAGCTGGGTACGGGTCGACATATGTCTCTCCGTATGTCGCTCCTTCATAGACCAGCTGCGGACGGTCTACGGAAAGTCGGTATATATTGCAGGTGTCTCCTGTTCCCACTCCTTCCGGAGCGATAGGCATAAGCATGGCTGCCATGTATTCGTCATTAATAGTGACAGTCCCGTTTGGAGTTACCGCCTGATGATCCCACATAACCGTGAATGGCAGCTCTGCGCTCTCTGACTGGCCAAGACCGTCCTGCACTGTTGCTATGATCTTGTAGGCAGCGCCATCATCAAGCCTTCCAATCAGGTCCTCCCTGTTGATCGTAATCTGCGCTTCGCCAATCTGCGCGAATGTCGTGACCGTTTCACCCTCAAAACCATAAAGGTCGGTCTCGTCTGGGCGGTCAATGTGGTACGTCTCCGCACGGACTAATGACAACATCGTCGTACCGCCTTCGCCTGCGCCCGTAACTGTCACAGTCAGAGGCATCACGGTCAGTGCATCAAATGTCATACTCTCGCCGTCCACCGTCACCGTCTTCTGTTCAAGGCTTGTCTGAGTTATCACGCAGTTGACCGGCTCGGCCACATACACGCTCACAGGGTCAGACCAGCCGGTCTCCCTTCCGGAAGCAGATGTGACACGGACCGCAAAGCTATGGTTTTCACCCGTTTCCCAGCCAAGTTCCTCGGCATTGAGCGTGATATACTGCGCCGTTTCCAGATATGCAACTGTCACGTAAGCATCGTTGACAATCTCTGCGACCTCCGCGCCTGCCTGTGGTGTGCTGTCTGTAGATACATAAACCCATGAAGCGGTCACCTCGCCGTCTTGCGTGATTACTGCATCAGACAGCGCCAGCACCGGCACAACCGGAGCGGAAGACAGGTCAATGCTCCGAATATCGGAATATGCGCCATAAGTGATATTATCCGTGTTGCCAGAGCCAAGTCTGACCCGCACATACCATGTCACACCGGTCTCAAGACCTGCGATATTCCATCTGGCAGCATGGGTATTATTAATTAAGTAAGCGCTTGGCGGATCCGTGGACTCCCATGCGTCTGCATGATCTGCCCATGACACCTCCGCCACACTTGCCTCCGACCACGACCAGTCGAAAGTGACCTGCACAGTTCCTGGCGTATCGGTCATAGCAAGCGAGACATTCGACGGAGCCTGCGGGATACTGCCACCATATGTCAGCATGTCTCTTGACTGCATCCGTCTGTTGATCGAATAGACCTTTACGCCGTCCCCGCGTGTAGTAAACGTGTAAGTGCCTACCATCGCCCGCACACCGAAGCTCACACTTGATGCGCTGTCCCAGGCGGGGCACTGCACGGTGACGGAAGTCTGCCCATGCGGAATGATGCCAAGAATGAACCCCGCAGGGTCATTTGGCGTCATGTAATATACGGCCAGATAGCTGTCTGAGACAGCAGAGCCGTTCTCCGCAGTGACTGTCGCCCGGTAGGTGCTTGCGTCCATGTTGGTGACGGTCAAGTTTGTCGGTGCGGTCAGATAACCGACATCGGCAGCCTTCGCCGTACTGTGATTGATGTTATTATCATGATGCGTGTTTATCCTTACAAATAAGCACTGATCAAGTCCGACTGTATTGTCCACCGAAAATGTCAGGCCGTCACGGGCGCCAGTGTCATTGACCGTTCCCGCATCCGTCCATGAAGCACCGTCTGGGCACTGCATGCCGGCATCCGGAACCGCGAAGCTGTACTGCACAACCATCTTATCGATTGGGTGCGCATGCGTGTGCGTAACATTCCAGAGCACCGTACACATATATCCATCAGCTGCCGTCTTCTTAACCTTCGCGCTATAGATATTAGCTGCATTTGGCATGGCATAGACATGTTTTGCATATCTCCACGCAGATGCACCTGCACACCCACGAGCACGCACACGGAACCAACGGGTGCATGACCCACTGGCAAGCAGTGAGCTGTTTTCCGTTATCGTTCTGCTCCCTGTCGCACCTGTCGTGCCAGTCATCCATCCGAGCTGCCTGCTGTTCCATGGGAGCTTGGATCCATCCGTCACATTGGACTCTTTAACAATAATTGACTGCCATTCAGCATCCCGTGCGATAACATGGTCAGTCGAATTAAATGGATAAGAATATGAGAATGTGGTCGTGTTGGCCACATCACTGCTAAATGTTGCTGTAAGGCTTGGAACCGGCGGTACCTGGATGGTAAAAGAGCAATATGCCCAATCAGACATATTGCACTTGATGGTTTTCCTCCTTTGCGTATACCGCGACCGCTTGCCACGTGCTGCGAACTGTACGCTTGTCAGCTTTGTCTTGGTGGTCGGGTAAAAGCTGTTAAGGTTAATCCTGCCCACAGCAGATGTCGCAGTCCTGCTGACCGAAATGTCCGCAAAGGCGTTTTTGTTTGCCCTAAAGCGGATCGTCTGCCCGTCTCCGTAGTTGGCGTCGCCAATCTTCCATTTAAGCGTGAAAGCGTTGTTGCTTCGGGTGATAGCAAGGCCCGTAGGTGCCTTAGTCTTAACTGTTTTTGTCTTCGCCATTAAGCCATCCTCACCTCCATCTTAAGCTGCCTCATAGCACGGCTTGCCCACTGCTCTGGATCCTGGGCGCCATCGACATAGAAATTGAATGTATTATTAACAGTTCCAGTGTTGCTGGCGGTAGCTTCCTTGATATCTCGAAGCAGATTCGTCCTGCCGTAGAGCATCTCGTCCTTCACATCACCGGCTCCAAACAATGTCGGTCTGTCGAAGACATACGGCTGTTGTGCTGCCTTTGCATACCAGTTTACGCTAAAGTGTGGAAGGCTGCCCTTACCGCCAATACCGAACGGCGCAGAGCCACCAGACACGCTGATATGTGGAAGAGACAGTCCGCTGAATATCTTGCCGATATGGAGCGGGAACATGTTTTTGATTCGGTTCATAATGCCTTGCAGCTTGCTCTTAGCCGACTCAATGGGCTGAGTGAGTGCACTCCGGATCCTGCTCATGGCAGACCGAACAAGGCCCACCGCAGACCCACCGATACCGCTTGCAAGTCCTCTGATCAGGCTCACACCTGCCTGTAAAAGCTTCGGCACAAGCTTGATAATGTTCTGGATGATTACCACTGAAAGCTTCGCCAGAGTGGCCACGATGGTCGGCATATTCCTAATGATTCCGGATGCCAGACTTCCAAGAAGCTGACCGCCCTTCTCGCCAATCGTTGGAAGGTTCTGGGCAAGAAAGTCACCGATTTTATTGATGATGTCACCGGCAACGCTTCCGAGTTCTGGAATCATGTCCGCAATACCGTCAATAATGTTGGTCAGAATTTCCGTGCCCTTATCAAAGACAACCGGCAGATATGTTGTAATAGCACT